AAGGGCAGCATTCGATGAGTTACCAGGCACAATTCGTGCCAAATTTAAGAATGATCCCGAGAAATTTCTAGACTTCATGGATGATGAAGAAAATGAGGAAGAAATTGTCGAGATGGGCCTGCGCGAGCCGGAGGACGACCCGGTGGAAGACGAGGCTACTGGTTCGGAGCCTACGGCCGCGCCGGCTTCAAATATTGAGCCAGTCCCCAAGCAGGACTCTTAAAGGGGGGACTGCTCGCCACCGGGGCGAGACCCGGAAAAAAGACCGCCACCGGCATGCCGGGGGGGGTAATTAGACATTTACTTTCTTGATGTAAATGTCACCACTGACACAAACCAGGGAAAAATAATGGCAAAGCGAAAGAGAATACAAAAAAGGAAATCTAAACGGATGTTCACTAAACATGCCGGAACATCGAAAAAAAACCTCTCAAAAGACCGCCCGATGAGAGGCGGAATTAGGCTATAATGCCTTGCTTTCACCCCATTACGGGGTGGAGGTCATCAAAAAAAAATGAAAACGGGAAATACCCGATAATATTCAAAGCAAAGGATGCTTCAATAGACCAACCGGTCACACTTCCATGTGGAAGATGCATTGGCTGTAAACTGGAGAAATCAAAACAGTGGGCAATAAGATGTGTGCATGAGGCAAAACAATATAATAATAATTCATTTATAACATTAACATATAATAAAAAACGATTGCCACAAAAAGGCTCACTGATACTAAAAGATTATCAACTCTTTATGAAAAGGTTACGCCAAGAAAAAAAAAGGCATCCTGAAAAATTTATATCAGAAGGAGAAAAAATTAAATATTTTCACTGTGGGGAATATGGCGAGAATCTCGGCAGACCCCACTATCATGCAATATTATTTAACATAGAATTTGTGGATAAAAAATTCTATAAGGAGGAAAAAGGGAGTAAACTATATATATCAAAAACCCTGGAGGATTTATGGGGCCATGGCTTTGCCATAATAGGCTCAGTTACATTTGAGAGTGCAGCATATGTTGCGCGGTATGTAATAAAAAAAATCACAGGGGATGAAAAAGAAAGTCATTATAAAGGAAAAAAACAAGAATATATAACGATGTCAAGACGACCTGGTATAGGTGATCAGTGGTATAAAAAATGGTCAGAAGAAGTCTATCCAGATGACTTCGTTATTATAAGGGGGAAGAAAATGAAACCCCCGAAGTATTATGACCTAAAAAAAGAGAAAGGAGACAAAGAAGGGTTTGATAAGGTAAGGCAAAAAAGAAATATTGAGGCAGAAAAAAACGTGGATGAAAATTCATATAATAGATTACTTATAAGGGAACAGGTTCAAATAGGTAATTTGAAACAATTAACCCGAAAATATGAGACAGAAAAATGAAAATATATACAGTTAGAGATTCAAAGGCAGAAGCATACCTACAACCTTTCTTTGCAATAAACGATAATATTGCAATGAGAATGATGTTGGATACGGCAAACGATCAAACAACACTGTTTTATAAACATCCAGAAGACTTTCAAATTTTCGTAATAGGAAAATTTAATGAAAAAACAGGGGAAATTACATCTATAAATCACGTATCACTTGGAAAGGTGATCGATTTACTGAGTTACTCAAATGAGAACTAGACAAAGAGCAGAACATAAATTTTCGGAAGTACCACATGCAGATATTCAAAGGTCATCGTTTGACCGTTCTCACGGATGTAAAACAACATTTAACGCGGGTTTCCTAGTGCCAGTATTTGTAGATGAAGTGCTCCCAGGAGACACATTCTCACTGCAAATGAACGCCTTCGCAAGGCTAGCAACACCGATACACCCTGTAATGGAAAATATGTATTTAAACTCATTTTTCTTTTTCGTGCCAAACCGTTTGTTATGGATAAATTGGGAAAAATTCAATGGGGCGCAAGACGACCCAGGGGACTCAACATCGTTCGTCATTCCACAAATGGTTGCACCAGTGGCACCTGGATACGTCAATGGATCATTGAGCGATCACTTGTCAATACCAACAGGTGAGGCAGGGTTTACACACTCAAGCATGTGGCACAGGGCATACAATTTAATTTGGAATGAATGGTTCAGAGACCAAAATTTACAAGATTCAGTGGTGGTAGACGTGGACGACGGACCAGATTTGCCGGCCGACTACGTCCTACTGCAAAGGGGAAAAAGGCACGACTACTTTACATCAGCACTTCCATGGCCACAAAAGGGAACAGCGGTGTCATTGCCATTGGGAACGGTGGCAAATGTGGTTACAGACGCAACACCAGGCCAAACGATACACGTAAGGGCCGGTGTGGCAGGAACGTGGAGGCTGCAACAAAGCGACCTGGCAGACGTTGTACTCAGAACAACAACAGGCGTAGAAGCACAAAAGCTGTACGCCGACTTAACAAATGCAACTGCAGCAACAATAAACCAATTACGTGAGGCATTTCAAATTCAAAAACTATATGAAAGGGATGCCCGTGGAGGAACAAGATATACGGAAATTATCAGAGCACACTTTGGAGTTACAAGTCCTGATGCAAGGTTACAAAGACCTGAATACCTTGGAGGTGGCCAGAGCTATATCAATATCAATCCAGTGGAACAAACATCTTCAACAGATGTTACGACACCTCAAGGGAACCTTGCAGCGTTTGGAGTAACACACATGGAAGGGCATGGTTTTACAAAGTCCTTCACGGAACATGGAGTATTGATAGGTATGGTCTGCATGAGAGCAGATTTAAATTACCAGCAAGGGCTAAATAGAATGTTCTCAAGAGCAACAAGGTGGGATTACTTTTGGCCGGCACTGGCAAATATCGGAGAGCAAAGCATCCTGAACAAAGAAATATTTGTGGATGATAATGTGGCAGCAAATGAGCTTGTATTCGGTTATCAAGAAAGGTTCGCCGAATACAGATACAAACCAAGTATCATAACGGGACAATTCAGATCGAATTATACAACGCCTCTTGATGCATGGCATCTAGCGCAAGACTTCGCGGCATTACCAGTGCTAAATGCAGCATTCATAGTAGAGGCACCGCCGGTAGAAAGAATAATAGCAGTGGTAACAGAGCCACATCTGCTATTTGATTCATACTTTCAGCTAAGATGTGCCAGGCCAATGCCCGTATACGGTGTGCCAGGTCTCATCGACCACTTTTAATGTCAGCCTGGGCAGCGGTAGCATCTGCAGCAGTGCAAGCTGGAAGTTCATATTTCCAGTATCGTGGTAATAGAAGGAATATGAAAACTGGGTTGCGTATGCAGCAACAGTTTTCTGAAAGGATGTCAAATTCTGCATACCAGCGTTCTGTAGAAGATATGAAAAAGGCTGGTATAAACCCGATGATGGCATATATGCAAGGTGGTGCATCGACACCTGGTAGTGGATCACAGGGTGCATCAGGAGGGCCGGACTCAGGTCAGGTAGTAAGCTCTGCATTATCAGCAGCAAAAATATCGCCGGAAGTAAAATTGATGAAAAGTCAAGAAGGCGTAAATTCTGCACAGAAAGCGAAAATTGTAGCAGAAGAGAAATTAACAAAGGTTGCTGTAAAAAGGGCAGATGCAGAATTGAAAAAATTCAAAGAAACTGGAAGTGGAATACTCCCAAACACTATAGATATGCTTAAAAAGCAAGGGAGAAGTTTGGGTAACTTTTTCGATAAATTTGAAAAAAGAACACCAAAACAAAAGAAAAGTAGTAGGAAAAGAGTGGAGAAAATGATAAGGGAACAGCCTGGTTCAATGCCATGGCTGAGATTAAAATACCCGAAATATTTTAAAAAGAAAGGAAGGAAAAAATAATGGAAATGAAGATAAGATCACACTACGACCCAGGCCCGAATGTGAAAACAGTAATAACGGGCAAGAGTCGTACCAAACAGTCATTCCAGGATGAAACAAATATAAATAAAATCCTGGCGAAATACGATGCTGAAACCATCGTAGAACAACTTCAAAAAAATCCAGGGTCATTCATTGATCTTCCATCTGGGATGGATTATCAACAAGCATCAAATATGGCCATTAATGCAAGGGCAGCATTCGATGAGTTACCAGGCACAATTCGTGCCAAATTTAAGAATGATCCCGAGAAATTTCTAGACTTCATGGATGATGAAGAAAATGAGGAAGAAATTGTCGAGATGGGCCTGCGCGAGCCGGAGGACGACCCGGT